TCTTTATCCTTAGCGGCAAGCTCGCGCTCTGCTTTCTCGGCGCGTTCAGTAAGTTCCGCAATTTTATCTCCAGCAACCCTGCGAAACACAGTAAAATCATCGGCAGTACTCATTTGCTGGCCTCCTGTGAAATAGAATCGCTCTGCACTTTCCCCACAAGATTCCGAGCATCCAACGATTGTTGAATTGGGTTTGAGTGGAGCGATAAATTGGTTGGGCCGTGATTGAACAATCGAGATGCTGATTCTGCACGCACACGGTTTTCCCATGCTGCGTCTACACGGCTTTGATATTGTTCGTTCTGGATTCTAAGTTCTGTGTAATACATATTATGTTTCTATTGGATTTTCTTCTTCGTCTTCGTCCTCGTCTGGCCCTTTAATTGCGAGAAATGCTTTCACTTTCTTCTTGGTTGTTAATCAAATGCCAGATTTCGTTGTATTGTTCAATGGCTTGTTCTTTAGTGTATGTCCCCATTTCTAGGGCAATAAACAAGCCAGACAATACGCCGTATGCTCTGGCGTAATTGATTTGGCCGTTTTCTATTAGTGGATAAACATTCTGCATATTGTCTTTCATATTTTTATTAAGTTGGAGCCTTTGGCGGGATTTGAACCTGCGACCGCCTGTTTACAAAACAGATGCTCTACCACTGAGCTACAAAGGCAAGAGTATTATTCTACAAATCGTGTATATTTTGCTTGGAATTGGCAACGTCCTTGTGCCAATGGGCCATCTCTAAGTTTGAGTTGATAAAGTTCGGTTTGAAAACTGGAGCGATCTAGCCCCTGTGGTTCTCCGCTATCATCTTTTGAAGGGCGGTGAATTGCAAGCACTCTGTGCGCATCTTCTTCAATGCTGCCTGTATCACGAAAGTCTGTGCGTGTGGGTGGTCTGTCCTCACGTTCGTTGCCGCGATTGAGTTGTGCCGCCACCATCAGCGTACAGCCTAATGTTTTCTTCAACGGAATCATGGCCTTGCTCAATGCACTCATGCGTTCATAAGCCCCATCAGCCTTCACCTTGATAAGCCCCAAATAATCAATAATCACAAGGTTGGGTTTGAACGATGTGGCTAATAAGCGGCAACGTGCCTCAATCTTATCTAGCGTTAAGTCACGGTCAAACACCAGCAACGGTTGAGTTCTCAAGTGTGCTAATTCTTGCTGAAACTTAGCCTGCTGTGGCTCAAACTCATCACGAAGATTGCGGAGGTTCACCCCAGCTCGTTGTGCGGCAATTTGCAATACAAGGCTCTTGCTGCTGGTTTCTAGCGTAAAATAGGCCACCTTTAAGCCCCTCTTGAGATTGTGGCCTGCCACTTGAGCCATGAAACTGCTCTTACCTGTTGATGTTCTAGCACCTACAACAACATACTCATGCTCTTGAATGGGACTTGCCAGAGCATCAAATGTCTTAAGTCCAAGCGTAACAACAGTTTCCACAGGAACATTGCCAGAACATTGTTGGGTTGCCCATAATGCGGCCTCATCCACAACTTGGGGCATTGAGACATCTGTACTGACAGATGGCCTTAAAATGGATTCTAGGGCATCTACAGACGATTTTACAGCGTCATAGTCTAGCCCCTTGTCAATCTTCTCTAAAACACCCTTCAAAGCTGGCTTAATAAGGGCTATTCCATAAGCCTCAATGATGGTTTTTAGGCACTTCTTAGCATAAGCCGTTGTGGGGGCCGCCGCTTCACAAGCAAACAGCTCCTCAGAAGGGCATTTAGTACCCATCTGCATAAAAATACCTGTTGTGTCTGTTTGCCTGCCCTCTGTTCTATTGCCAAGCAGGGCCATCCAAATATCCCTGCGGTCGTCTGTGGTAAAACAAGCTGGCACAAGGCCGTCTTGGATTGCTAAGTCTACATAAGCTCCGTCTTGTAAACAGGAGCCAATAAATGTTTGTTCGTAATTCATTTCTTTCGTGGGTCAAATTTCTTTATGTATCTGTACAGGGTTAAACAACTCTTGAACGCTTGCCATGCCTCAACCAGTTCTTCTCTTGAATACTCCACCACCTCAACACGGCCTATTTCTGTGGTGCTGATGTAAACATTGTAGCCCACCGCATTGACTCCGATAGGCTCGCCGTCATCTGCACCCCAATAAGCTGCATGATAGGCAGCGATCTGCATGGCGTGTGTATCTCCAGCAATCACAGGCTCATCTTGTTTAGTTCTCTTGGTTTTGAAGTCTAGGATGCCGCATAAATTTTTATGCGTAAACACCATGTCAGTGGTTCCAGCATATCCATAAGCAGGATTTACCAAGATGCTCTCGGTCGTTTCCACTTTCAACCCCATGCTTTTAATCTTAGATACCGCAGGCAATACAAACGAATCGGCTGGTGCTACAGTACCATCTTGAAGGAAAATAAGTGGATAAGAATTGTATCGTATTGGGTCGGTAAAATACAGGTCGAGAGCCGCATGAACTTGCGTACCCACCTCTGCCGCACCAGAGCCGTCCTTGCCGCTTTTCTCCAGAATATGACGAGCGTAGTCGTCGTAGCTTTCGTCGCCAGACGGTGGGCAAGCGTAACACGCCTTAGCTACCTCCAGCATTTTATATCGCTCCAGATATGGGGCGGCCAGCATCCTAGTGTAAGCGGAGACGCTAGGCAACAGACCAAGTCGTTTAGCGTCTGCAAGCGTTGTTGGGCGCGTGGGCTTTGCACCCTTCGTTTTAGTCACTTGCGTGTGGGCGGCTTTTCCCTCAAGCGTGTACCAATGTCCTCCAGATTCGTTGCTCATTGTATTTATATTTAGGAAAGGGAAGCAGGGATGTGGATTACCCATCCCTGCTTGATAATTAGAACGGCACTTCGTCTGTGCCAACTTCTTTTGCCTCTAAGATATTAGATGGCGACAATTCACCAGCAAGCAACTTGTTAGCTGTACGCAAATACTTGCTAGCCGTATGGAACAGGAAACTTTCAATAGCTTCCGATTGGATTTTTCCAGCGATTGCAAGGCTGGTTGCGTTTGTAAGCGCATTACCTACAGCCATGCCCTCAACGCGAGGAGCATTTGCAGATGGGATATATGGACGAGGTGCAGATCGTGTCACTGTAGTAGGAAACGCTTGCGTAGCTTCTGAATGAGACTCGGCGGCCTCATCCCCAGCGCCCAAGCTTTTCCATACAGCCTTATCACCAATGGTGATTTTGGCTGTGCCGTTGTAATCATCACCGCGCTTTAATCCCATGCCAGAAAAATGGACACGCTGCCCATTGTATTTTGCGAAATCATGCGTGAAAGAAGTAGCGTCCGAACGGAACGCTCCATCTGCAAGCGTGCAAACCCAGAATGATTTTCCAGATTTCATCGCTTTAGTTTGTGGCATTTGAACTGTGGCAGCAAAGCCACCCTTGATATACTCGCCAGCGGGAGTATTGATTGCATTTTCTAGACTCATATACTTATTATGTTTTTGACTAACGTATAACAGGGTTTGGAGTTATTTCCAAATTCCCCTGCGAACTAAAATAGCGATGATGGCGTAATTAGCCATGTCAAGCCATGAATCATCTATAGATTCATTCTTAGGGTTTTCTTTTCCCATTAAATTTTTGAGACGGCAAATTTTATCCCATACACGCATGAGAATACCTATTTCACCAAACTCGGAAATATTGCGTGATCCGTAATCACGTTGCTTACGATCAAGCGTTGCTACGTTTTCCAGAGCAATAATCAATGCTGCTCGCCCCATTTCCGTTTGGATGTCGTACTCAATGCACAACAGGTCTACAGGGTCTTGGACATTGAGCCTCCTAAACTCATATTCCTCTGTACCGTCCAGAATATGGCCGTCGTATTCCCCTCCAACGGCAATGAAATCATATTGGTTTTCGTCGTCTTGCATAGCGATGTAATCTGTGGAGCGAATAGTGTCTCCAGTTCCAAGCCAGCGCGTGTTTTCTAGTGTTATGTTCATATATAAATACAGTTATCTATAGCAAGAAAAGCGTTTAATCTGTTTGCTTCTCCACCATTACAGGTGGCTTTAGTTGTTGTAACTTCGCAATAACTTTTGCACTCAATCATCCCATGATTGTCAGTGATTTTCCACATGGCAATGATGTCGCTGGCAATCAGTTTTACCATGACAAAATATGGAACTTGTAATGCCACAGATAGCGCAATCCCTCTTTCGATCTTATCTTGTGTTATCAGATAAGAACCAAATGCCTCCAGTTTTTCTTTAGATAGATTCCTACTTTTAATCTCCGCAATAGCCACTAACTTGTTATCGCGTGTAAACAAAGCGTCAATGTCTGCAATGCCATCATCATCCGTAAAGACAGCCTTGGCTCTAAACTTCTGTGCCACCCTATCCATTACATCGTAGGCGTGGTTTATGTATATCCTACCATTAGGTGTGTTGCAGTCTAGGTTCATGACTTTATATTAAATCTTTTCCATTTAGAGTTATGACCGCTTTGCGCTTCCCATTCGCACAAATTAAAATCTCCAATCTTAACTATTTTTACCGTATCTGGGTTTACACATAAACGCGCAATCTGTTTTTTTAGATCACTCATAGAATCAATCATTTCAACGTCTGCATACTCTATATCTTTATCAAATAAATCTTCCGCTTTCCATGCGTAGATTCTCATACGGCCTCCTTTTCAATCGTCTCAACTCGTTTTACCAAACGGTAGCGGAAACTACTATCAGCCTTCTCTAAAGAAAGCAGTGTCCTTAAAGCCTGCTGTTCGTTGGTGAATATAGCAAGATCAGGACAGTCGTAATAATTGATTCCATGTGGGCTTTTGGATGCTTCTTGGATGACGTATTGTATTTTTGTTTTCATCTAATTATTTCTTAATGGTTTTTGCCTTAAGCTGTTTTTTCTTGCAGCTTGTTTTTGTTTCACTGCTCTGTTTCAGCTTGATGTTTGGATTGTAATAACCCTCGAACTCTCCGTCAAGCATATTTTCTAAGATCAGACATTCCCTGCCATGATAAATGATAGCAAAATCAATGTCTGTTAGAGGGGAAATGTCGATGACTGCTCCCCCGTTTTTTAATGTGATTATTTTTCTCATTTTGATAATAGCTGCTTAATCCTATTTTGATGTTTTAGTTTATCGGCCTCTAAACGCTTTATGCGACGAGATAGCTCCCAGTTGTAGTTTGTGCCTTTAGATGGAGCTGCGGCTTTCACGAGTCCGTTTTTTAATCCCCATTGGATTAGGCTTTTTGAATCCCGCGCAATGCACATTTTGGACTCAATGAATTCTTCTGCTAGATCTAATATGTTAGCCATGTTGTGGTGTTGTTTGATTGTTCTTTATTGGCATCTTAAATTGCACGTTAGCACTTGCAAAAGCAATAGCATAATCAATAGCTTTGCCGTGTGAAATACCGTATAGGTCTTTCCATAAACTTAATATACGTTGTGTGGATGGCTCCAGATATGGGCGGCTTTTCATTTTCATGCGCTTGCCTTCTGGCCCCACCTTTGGCCCTGATCGGTTTGGGTTATTCATCGTCATTGCGTTTGAACATTTCTGGCACAATGGCAATGCAGACAATAAGCCATGCCAATGAAGCAAGTCCTATGGTTATGTTATAGATTGTTGTCATGTCAGTAGGTCGTTGGAGTTGTGAAATCAATAAAGCCAAGCCAATCATTATCTTTTAGATACTTGAAAAGCAACGCGCATTTTTCTTCTGTATTTGATAAGCTGTAACTAACTGTGCTATGGAGCGAGCAATATCCATCTTTGTCTGAATATGAATGTCTGAACGCTTTTGCAAATTCGCTGGCTTCTACGCCAAGCGGAGCGCAGAAGGCCGTATACTCATCCTTCTTCTTTTGCTGCATCTGTTTGATGCGATTATCTCGCTCTGAATGAATATCATTCACCTGTTGCAAGTGCATCACCATCACCGTATACGCAGCTATTAGATGTTTTCGCCAATGTCTTTTCGCCATGTCAATGCGGATGGGCTTTATCTTATGCTCTCCTTTAGCGTCATAATGCGTGCAGTGCATCGTGCAGCGCGTGCCATTGTCTGGCTTTGGATTTGGCCCTTTAGCATCTATTGGCTGAACGCACAGTTTGTGCGTAGAATGATGAAAGCTATACAGATCAGTGCTTCCATTGGTCAGCTTGATGTTAGCAGGCCAGCCGAGCTTTTCTAGTTCGTCGAATAGTTCTTTATTGTAGATCATTGGAGTTCCTCCTTTAACAGCTTGGCCGCCATGTCTTGAGCCAGCCGCGCAATTGATTTGCGCGCCTTGGCGAGTTGATTGCGTGCGATGGTGGCCTTGCGGCTCCAACGCGCCTCTGTGGCAAGCAAGGAGGCGAGCCTCCCCACTGATGTCTTGGCCTGTGCGCGCAGTGTAGCGCGCACGAGCGGATCGTGTATGTATTTTTTCATAAAATGGAGCAGCTGCTCCTCTTGGCCTTCTGGTAAGAAAAAGCCGAAAGGAGCAGGCCAGCAAAGGCGCTGGCCTGCCATGTCTGCCAATGGCCTACAGCCTCACCCTCACAGTTCGGCCAAAGTCGGCCACGTTGTCGGTGGTGCAAAGCCACAGCGTAGGAACATCACAAGCGCCAGCCTGTGGGCCTTCTAAGTCTGTCATATAGACAACGCCAGCCACTGCCTCGCCAGCCTCAATGATGCCAGCGATGCGCTCAAATGATGGCTGAAAGGCTGTGCCACCGCCACCCTTGGCAGTAGCTGGCACAGCGTCACCAGCAGACAGCCGATATTCAGCGCGAACGCTAGCGTCAGCATCAAGGACGATTGCAGAGCAGCTCGTGTCTGCCATTGCTGACTCAATTAAGGCGTTGAACGCATTAAGCACAGCGCCATCAACACTGCCAGACGTATCGCGCACGAAAACAATCTGGCCGATTTGGTCGGCGCGCCTGCGCGGATAAATGCATGGAGCGGTCGCCATCCTGCGAGCCGAGCGCGACCAGTCATTGCGCTGACTCACAGCCGACTTTACAAAGTCAGCCATTTCCTGCTTCCAGTCTGGCGCGGTGACGCGAGCAGCGTCAATGAGGCGCTGCATATCAGCTGGCGCGCTGCCAGCGCCTGTGGATTTGGCAACGAAGTCGGCTTGCATGATGGCCCCCTGCCACTTTTCGGCGAGCGTCTGCTTCGCCTCTGGCGCTTCTGGCGCTGCTTCACAGAAACCACCACAGCCGCCAGCGTCTGGCTCGCCTTGGCCTTGCTGTGGCTCGCCTTGGCCTTCGCCTTCGCCTTGGCCTTGGCCTTTGTCGTCATTCGGCTGGCCTTGCTCATCCTCTGGCTCAGGCTTTGCAAGCGAGGCCAAGATTTCCTCCTCGGCCATGTCTGCAAATTTCGCGTCAAGAAGCGCGCCTGCTGGCGCTTTAATTCCCGCGACCTTGGCGAGCGTGGCATTGATTGCATAATCTCCAGCGATGTTGCCATCCTTGTTGGCAGGCAAGCGCCAGAAATGGCCTTGCGCGCAGTGTAGCGTCTCGTGCAGCAGCACGAAGCGAATCTCCTCCTCCGTGAGCGAGGCGACGAACTTTGGCGACCACCTGATGACCTTTCCGTCTGTGCAGGCTGTGGCGATGGTGTCGTCCATTACGTCAGCGAGATTCGAGGCCAGCACACCGTAAAACACAGCGTGGGGCGAGCGCAGCGCCCAGTCACGAGCGCGATCAATTGAGATTGGAGTGGTCATTGGATTAGAGTTTAAACATGGAGCAAATGGCAGAGGCGCGGCTGGCTGTGGAAGCGCGCAGCGTGGCGCTCTCGCGCAGCTGCTCGGCTGGCACAGCGCACAGGCTGGCAGCTTGCGTGGCGAGCGCCGATATGGTCGGGTCGTCGCGCAAGTTTAGGTCGCCAGCGAGCGCGCAAATGTCGGCCAGATTACCCAGAAGTGAATCTCTGAAGATGGCCTTCGGGTCGGCCAGCTTGTGAGCCAGCTTTGTTACAGCGTCAGCGAGCCGCTCCTTGAGTTCGCCTTCTGCTTTTTCGGCGCTTTCCGCGAGCCACTCCTCCCACTGCCCCAAGACTGGCACAGGCAAATAACGCGACGAGAAGCCAAAGCGCGCCCGAACCTCGCTCGCAGACGGCCATTGCGCTGCAATGTAGAGGCCATTGAGCCGCAATGGAGCAGATGCGCGCTCTGCTTCATAGGCAGCGCAGAAGTCGGCCACAAGCGCGAGGTGGCGCGCAGCGAAGCCAGCCATCACATCAGAGTGTTCAAGCTGGCGCTTGCCAGCCAGAAGGCGAAGGCCATCATCAGTCGCTGGCAGAGAAAGCCGATAATGAGCAGCGCGTGCCTCAGCGTGCAGCTTAGTGATTTCAGCCAATGCGGGATGAGAGCAGATGCGAACCTGAACCTTGGCCTCATCAGTAAGGCCATGGCGTGCATTCTCCTGCTGCGATTCGCTGGCGTGAGTTTTGACAGCGCGCCAAGCGCCAGTTTTGAAAAGCGCAATCACTGCGCGAGTTGATAATGTATTTGATGACGACATGGTATTGTATGTTTTAGATTATGATGAGAAAAGAGCAGAGTTAGCCAAGAACCACTGTTGCCACTCAGCCGAGCCAGCTAACTTAGCGCCGAGGCGCTTGAAAGCTGCGCGAGCGCAGAAGGCAGCTTGCACGCGAGGCAGGCGAGAGAAGTAGACGACAAGCTGGCGAGCGAACTTTGGTTCCACAGCGCGAGCCAGCATGGATGCAATGAGGTATTGCGCGGCTGCCTCAGTGGGGACATGAGCGCCGTCTGGGTCGAGCCAGATTTGCGCTGGCGTTGGAAGCTGATCGGCGAGCGCAGCGAAGGCCAAAAACTCGCTTGCGGCTGGCTTACCAATGGCGGCGCTGACCGTCTGCAAATCGCGCAGGCCAGCCTCCCATAATTTCGCAACCACCTCCCACGAGCGAAAATCTGGCATCCTCGCAGCAGGGTCGGCCATTGGCTTCCATTGATACAGCGTGCGGCCAACGGTGGCAGCGTGCCATGCGACGATCTCGGCGGCATATTCTTTCGCAGCCGCCCAGTTGCACCAGCCATCCACCTCCTCACGCCAAGTGGAGAGCATCACAGGCCCGCCAGCCACTTCGCCGACTTCTGGCGTTGGCATGGCAAAGGCGAGGTCGAAACGTGAGCGCAGTGGCTCGCAGAGGCCAACGCATCCAGCCTTGTCTGCTGGCCTGTTCGTCGCTCCCCAGATCAAGACAGAAGGCGAAAGAAAACCAGCGTCGAACAGACTCATAGCAGCTGCCTGCACATCAGTCGGCGCTTGGCCCAGATCATCCAGCAGCACGACAACTTTATCGGTGGTGGTTTGCAGATATTTCAACAGCGCGAGTGGCAGCTGGCGAGTGATGCCAGCCGCTACGTCTGGAACTAAGCAGCCGCCAAGATCAACGCGCTCGCACAGCGAGAGGCGAATGACCACCAGCTTATAACCAGCAGCGTCTGCTGCTGTTTGGATGCGCGCTGTTTTCGCCAGCGCAGGCGAACCGACCAGCAGCACGCGAACGCGCTGCGACATTAACTTTTCGAGTGAGACTTTCATTTGTGTTTTTATTTTTCTAACTTTTGCTCGGCGGTTGTCGCTTCGCTGCTGCGAATCTAGGGCCACCAATCACCGAGTCAACACTATATTTTTTCCTCTCTGAAAAAACTTCGGCGGCCACCAAATCACCAGAGAATGAAAGCAGCAGCAGGCAGACAAAGTGAGAGGAGCGCCATCACCAGAAAACAGGCTGTGCTGTGGTGGCAGACAGCAGACAGGCAGGCAGTCGAATCAGCGGTGGGAATCCCTTTTCCCTACCAAGACAAAGTCGCCTGCGCGCTGCTATATATATATAACCGTTATCGCTTGGCCTTAATTGTCAGCTGATTTGCAATAATGGAAAGGCCTATTGCCAGCCATCCTGCTGCAATTGGTGGCCTCCTGTTGCGGTGGCTGTCTAGATACGGACCACCCTGTCATTTGGCCTGTATTGCATTTTGGCCTGTTTCGATTACCAACAACTTACAACAGATTTTTACACTATCTGGAATCATTCTAATGCCTGCTATTGAGACGCAATCTCAGCAATAGGGGGGGGGGAGGGGGTTGGCAGGCTGCTGGGTTCGAGTGATTGGGATTCATCCACTGCCCCTTAAAAAAAATTGCAATATGACCTACCCGCTGCTAGCCAGTGCTGTAAGGAACATATCGTTGCACTCACCGAAATGATACCTACTTCATGGTAGTACTATGATACTACTCTTAGGGACACTGCTTATAGGTGGTATGGGTGCCGCAAAAAGCTTGACATAGATGTTTGATGGGGATAGGGTTAGGCAATGGATAAGGAATACGTTCTACCTGTAATAGCGGCGAGTGTGGCGGCGCATGGGGGGAATGGTGCGCTTACAGAATCAAAACGTCCTAAAGAGGCTGTGTTGGCGTTAGAGAGGCTATGTCAGGGATGGACGTTTGAGGAGATACGCAAAGAAACAGGATTGTCCTTTAATGCCATTAGTAGTTTGAAAGCCCGCAATGAAGTGGCTATGGACGTTCGTAGGCAACAGCTTGCAGCAGATGGGTTTGAGATAGCAGAGAAGATGCGCCTACTGATTGCTCAGAAGGCTGAGATGTTAGCGAATGATGAGGAGGCAATGAAAAAAGTGAACATCCGAGACTTGGTATTGCCGTATGGTATTGCTATGGATAAAGCCTTACAGAGCTTAGGAGAAGCTAAGGTGGTAGTGGAACATAGGTCTGGGAGGCCTTCCCTAGAAGATGCTATTGCCGCAATCAATGCTGCTAAGGCTTCTTTGGTTAAGGATGCTATTCCTGTGGAGAGCTTTGTGTTGCCGCCAGATAACGCCGCATGAAGTGGAAATCTCATCCAGTGTTATGCCCACCCACGCCAGAGGAAATGGCGAAGATGGAGCCAAGCAAGCTGGTGGAACTGTGGGAGATATATCATTCGTCTATTGCCAATAGCGAGCGTGACCCCTATCGCTATGGCTTTGTATTGCCGCATTGGAAACAGGCTGATGAACAACTATCTAAGTTCACAGAGATATTAATTAGCGGAGGTAATCGTTCTGGTAAAACAAGTTACGCTGCTAGGGCTGTAGTGCAAGCGGCTATTGAGAATCATGGTAGCGTCATCATGTGCTTTAGCCAGAACGCAGACGTATCTATTCGCCAACAGCAGAGTGCTATCTATGACTCTCTGCCAGAAGAATATAAGAAGAAGATGCTGGGAGCTGAGGAGAATGTTAGCTACACCAGAAAGAACGGCTTTAGCAAAGGGAGTTTGATTCTGCCTAACAGCTTGTCGCAAATAATTTTTAAAACCTATGCCCAGTATTTGAACAACGACACCATCCTAGAAGGTGCGGAGCTGGGATGCAGGGATGCTAAGGTGATGAACATTGGGGCATGGTGCGACGAATACTTGATTGGGCCAGACCTTCTTAACACCCTTAGATTCCGTTTGGCTACCCGCAATGCTAAGATGATTGTGACGTTCACTCCTATTGATGGGTACACGGAGGTAGTGCGTGATTACATTGGTGGGGCTACAACAGTGGAAAGTAAACCAGCGGAACTTCTTGGTGGAAGACTTGTAAGCACTATCCAACATTCAAAGAATCGTAATGCCGCTGTCATCTACTTTCATACAAAGGACAATCCCTTTGGCGGCTATGACCGTATCGCCAAAGACTTAGCTAACAGGCCAGAGGAAGAAATCTTATGCCGTGCGTATGGTATTCCTACCAAGAGCTTTAGCTGTCAGTTCCCTAATTTTAGTACGGATGTAAATGTCATTGCCCACGAAAAAATTCCTAGAACAAACGTCACTAGGTATATGGTGCTAGACCCTGCTGGCCGCAAGAACTGGTTCATGTGCTGGATAGCTGTAGATGAGACAGAGACGTATTACATCTATCGTGAATGGCCTGACGTTAGCGTTGGTGATTGGGCTAAGTGGCATGGCGGCAAGTGGAGTAGTGGAGAAGGAAGCAAAGGACTTGGCTATGGTATTAAGGACTATGTGAACCTCATCACTACCCTAGAGTCTGATGGAAAAGAAAATATTTTTGAACGGCTAATTGACCCACGTTTAGGTGCGGCCAAGTATCAAGGGCAGGACGGTGCTTCATCCATTATTGAAGACTTATCTATGGCTGGCCTGACGTTTGTGCCTGCGCCCGGACTTGATATTGAGGACGGCATCCAAGCCTTACAAAGCAAGATGGCGTATAACCGCAAGACAGCTATCGACGGCGTTAATCGCCCACACCTTTATGTCTCCAACCGTTGTCAAAACATTATCCAAGCGTTCCAAGAATACACAGCCGAAGGTGGCCCAGACGAAGCGTGGAAAGACCCAATCGATTGTTGTCGTTACGCTGCCATTGATGGAATCCAATTTGTTAAGGAAAATAAGTATGATGTACAAAAAATTAAAGGAGGCTATTAAATGAGTGCTATTCGTATCACAGACTTGGCTAAGGAACTAAACGTATCTGTTAATGAGTTGATGCTATTGAAAACCAATAAGCTCGACGAGACAGATTACAAGGGCGTTGGTAAGAACACATGGTTTAACGATGCTGGCATTGCCAAGATTCGTCTAGCCATTGACATCCCGTTGGCTGTCCCAAATCAATTTGTGGGCATGGTGCTATCTAGTGCCAAGAATCCCAATTGGGTGTATTGTGAGATTGTAGGGATTGGCGGCAAAAAGCCTGTAGCCATCCCACGCCGCTTGCGTGGTAAACTGTTGAATAAGCGTATTCCAATTCACGCTATCACTGATGCCACTGGAACAACCTATCGCCATGCGCTCCTCACGGGATATAACTAATAATCCCGATTGGATTGCAGAGCAAGTAGATAGACTCCTTGGCTTTGAAGTGCTGTGTAAATTACTTACGGCTGACCCTCGCCCAATTCCTCCCGGTTCTCTGGCTGATAAAATTGGGGTGTATAAAGGATATTCCCACACAATTCTTTCCGATATTAGAACCCGACAATTAAATGGATAATAACGATACACAAGAAGCCCTTACATACGCCAGCAAAGAGCCAGACATTACAGTGCTGCGCTCTGCGTATGAGCAGACAGTTAATGAGCTAAGTAGCTTCTTTGACACTTGCCGCAGCAGCTATGATGACCGCCGTAATTATTGGCCGGGCAAGAGCCGCGACCTACGCAAGCACGGGGCTGATGCGTTTCCTTGGGAGGGTGCTGCTGATACAGAGGCTCATGTTATTGATGAGCGTATCAATGCCTATGTCTCAATGTTTATCTCGTCCATGTCTCGCGCAAATATCCGCGCCTATCCTGTTGAGGTTACTGACATTGGGCGTTCCAAGGTTGTAAGTAGTTTCCTTAAATGGATGGTGAGTTCTTATATTCCTCGTTTTAAGAAAGAGATGGAACTGGCCGCCAACTATCTGTTGGAACGTGGCGTTCTCATCACCTATGTAGGCTGGCAACGCGAGAATAGCACCTACTTACAAAAATTAGACTTAGCGCAACTAGCTCAAGCCGACCCGCAATTAGCCAAAGCTGTGCTAGAGGGAACCGCTGACGACCAGCTCATTGAGATGTTGCGCTCTGTCTACCCTCAAGTGTCTGATAAACGTGCCAAGCGTGCCTTGAATGAACTCCGCAAGAAAGGTGTGGCCGAGATTCCAGTTGTACGCCGACTGATTGACTGTCCTCTAGTCAAAACACTTAGTCCTGATGGAGATTTCTTCTTTCCATCCTACGTTACAGACCCACAACGCGCTCCTTATTGCTTCTGGCGCACATATTACACGGCTCAAGAGCTTCAGAATAAAGTAGGTACAGAAGGCTGGGATAAAGAATGGGTGGATTATGTTATTGAGCATTATCGCGGCGTAAAAGTGAACGCGATTGAAACAGAACTTAATGGTCGCCGCAACTATGGCTTCACCACTCAGATTTATGAGGCCAATGAACTCATTGAAGTTGTGTATGGCTATCAGCGTTTAATTGATAAGGAAGATAACTCGGAAGGTATCTATTGCACTGTATTTCATCGTGACTTAGACCGCAAAAAAGAGGCGCAGAATGTGCCTGCTTATGCCAAATTTGAGTTGATGAATGGATACGAAGATTATCCTGTTGTTGTTACTCGTCTCTTTGAGAACAGCAAGCGTCTCTACGATACGCAGAATGTCTCTGATTTATTGCGTGGTATTCAATGGCAAGTAAAAGTAGAACGCGATAGCCGCATTGACCGCAACAGCATGGCTACGTTGCCTCCTGTGCTGCATCCTGTTGGTAATGAACCTAAAGATTGGGGGCCGGGGCGTTATGTTCCCTATCGCCGTGCTGGTGAGTTCCAGTTTGGGCCTATCCCGCAATACAATCCGGGTTCTGTAGAGATGGAGAATACTCAGCTCAAGACGGCTGATAATCTTGTTGGCTTAGACCCAACTAATCCTTTGTCGTCTATCAAGCAGCAGTTCTTTGTGGACAAGTTCTTGGGCCATGTGCGGGATGTCATCAAGATGTCTTTCAAGTGCTATCAACGCTTTGGCCCTGATAGTGTCTGGTTCCGTGTAACAGGTGTTCCTGACCCGCAGAAGTTTGATAAGGGCAACCCAGATGAGGACTTCGATATTATGATTAATTTCGATGTGCTTAACACTGACCCAGAAACGCAAGAAGCGAAGCTTAATCAGTTGGTTTCATTATTGCAGCTCGACAAGAATGGTCGCATTAATGTGGATGCTCTCTTGGACATGGCTGCCGCAGCCATTGACCCAATGGTTGCAGACGCTATTTTGCAGCCTGCCGAGCAAGCACAGCAACAGGTTGTTAAACAAGTGACCGATGACCTTACAAAAATCTCGTCCGCTATTGAAATGCCAGCCCGTCCAAATGGGGCGCAAATCGCGTTGCAAGTTATCACCCAATACGCCCAGCAGCCAGACGTTATGCAGCGGTTGCAGCAAGACGAAGCCTTCAAGGGTCGTCTCGAAAAGTATCATTCACAATATATCTTCCAAATGCAGCAAATGCAGAACGCCCAGATTGGCAAAATCGGGACTCAGCCCGCTGCCGTTGGTGAAATGAATACGCAACAGATGGCGCAGCAATGAACAAGCCTATGTTTAATGTAAACTTTGCCCCGCAGCAGGGGCCAGCTCCAATTGCTCCCGTAGTGGCTGAAGCTGCTCCTGCCCCAGACTTTGGAGAGAGTTTATATCTTCAACTTAAACAGCATGAGAACAGCAAACCTTATGCCTACAAAGATACAGCAGGGCATCCTGCTATTGGCATTGGGTTTAACTTAGACGACAAGGACAATAAGAAGATATTATCTGGTATGGGATACAATGTTAAGGATGTTATTGCTGGCAAGGTAAGATTGACGGAGCCTGTCATCAAAGAACTGTACGATACGTCTATTGCTAAGGCTACTAAGGACGCAACAAATTGGGTTCCCAATCTTGCGGAGCAGCCAGAGAATGTCCAGAAGGCCATTATTGATATGTCCTTTAATTTAGGCGCAACTAAACTGGCAGGCTTTGTTAAGACCCGCGAAGCATTAATCAACAAAGATTATAAAGAAGCATCAAAACAGATGCTTGACAGTGATTGGGCAAAGCAAGTAGGTAAACGTGCTAAGAACCTATCTGCCCTAGTTCTTTCGGCAGCTAGTTAATTATTATGCACAAAGACATTTTATTCCTAAGCAACTTCAAACCGTTTGGTGAATTGCTCAAGCAAATCCAGAACATGAGAGAAGATGCTATTGGCTCTCTGTTAGAAGCCAAGACAGAGCATATTCAGCAAATTAGTGGGCAGATTATTGCTTTTGACAGCATCTTGCAGCTTACAGAAGCTAAAGACGTTATTAAGAAGACAGATAATCTTCCTTAATAGGGGTAGCCTTACACATGGCCTTTTCCCGGCGGCCATGCATCTCATAGCTTATTTAATTAAATAGCTTGCGGCTTACAGCTTAAAATTAAAAAGAAACAAGAAAGAAAAACAGAGTATGAGACTAAATCTAGCCCCTTGTCAAGCAAATAATGTTATTTCTTGTATTCCTCGACTGAAACTATTTTTATTCCACGGAAGCTTTCCTTCACTGAAATGATGGCTTTTTGAGCGTCTGCTGCCCAAACCGGCATTTCGCCAGAACACAATACTTCAGCATCATTTGGCAATCTATCGTTTCCAGAACGGAGATATTGACTCCATTTAATTTGATAGCGGTTCATCGTTGTGTTGTTTTTGTTCTGACATCTCCTGACATCCAATAGGGGGGATTCTCACGGCTATACTTAAAAATGCTGTGTTCTGGGATAATGAGTTCTCCCTTGTATCGCTGCATACTTTTAGCGATATAATAATGTTCTGGGGCCACCCAAGCGTTTGGGTTAGATGATTGATGATTAATAATTAGCGAGTGCATGACATAAATAAATGCCATACATTAACATAAATACGTCAAGCATCAAAAAGTGATGTTATTATCTGCCTATCGACTTCGCTGGTCGTAAACAAGCGGCACAAAACTATGTCTGATGAAGCTACTGCACCCAACGCTGGGGGTGCTGACGGTATCCCAGTGGTAAAGTCCAACATTACAATGGCAGAACTTGCACGCCATCGTATTAGCCAGAAGACCCAAGGGCAACCGCCCTCGGCTCCTACGGCTTCAGAACCCAAGTCTCAGGAGGAACCAGAGCGTAAAGTGCAGCCGACTAAGGAGAGCGGCCCCACCGAAGCAAAGGAACCAACTAAGGCAAAGGAAGTTCTTTCAAACGAAGTTGATTTAGAGAATATGTCAGAAGCGGAACTGCGCGAACTATCTGAAAAGCTAGGTTCGCGTGCCGTGGCCCGATTCGGGGAACTCACTGCTAAACGCAAACACGCCGAGGAACAGCTTGCTGCCCTTCGG